GCTAATCTCAATCCCCCTTTTGCTTTTGGCTTGGTCTGTGTTTAGTGATGATCCAGATATACAAGCAAAGATAGATATATTTTTTGATAAATTTGCAAATCTTCCAATGTTCTACCAAGCTCTTGTAGTCGGTGCATTTTCTACAATTCTAGGTATTAAAGGTGTTTCTACATTTAAAAAAAAATAAATGTCTGATAGTATAGATATAATTAACGAATATAAGGATCAGGTTCGTATTCTTAAACAAGAAGTTGCAGAGCTTCAAGACGCAGGTAAGTCTAAAGATTCTGCTAATAAAAGGTGTTTACAAAAATTAGAACACTTAACCAAAGACCTTGAAGACGCAAACACTAGAATCAAAGAGTTGGAGGAGAAAAAGGATGATAAATGAAAATAATGCTTACAATAGTTATGTGCAGCACTCTAGCCAACACTTGCCTAGATCCCCACACTTTTCCTAAAGTATATGATAGTTATTATGAGTGCCTAATAGATGGCTACCAAAAGTCATTAGATAAGACTAAAGAGATAGGCAGATCAGAAACTAATAAATATCAAATATATTCAAAGTTTGGTTGTCAGGAGGTCATAACACCACCACCTAAACCAAAAAGTGAAGCATGATATATTGTGTATTATGGAAAAGAGCTGACAAGTATGAGATGTTTACCAACACAATATTTGAAACTGAAAAGAAAGCTATAGAATTTAAAGACAAACAAAAGTCTATGCGTAAAAAACATGATTGCAGAGTTGTAGAATTTGATTATAAATACTTTAATGGAGTTGATAAAATAGACTAATGGCAATAGATAAATCAAAAATGAAATGTAATTCACCTAGACGACAAGTACAGGGTGGTAAAAAATTTGTAGTCAAAGCCTGTAAAGGTGGCAAAGAGAAGATTATTAGATATGGTGATGCCAATATGACTATTAAAAAATCTAATCCTGCTAGAAGAAAATCATTTAGAGCTAGACATAAATGTGCATCTGCAAAGGATGTATTTAGTGCTAGATATTGGTCTTGCAAAAAATGGTAAGGTCTATTATAAAATTAATAGTGAGAGCTAGAATGCTATATGCTGATTTAAGAGGTCATCATGGGAAAAGATGGAACTATGAACCTGGAGATTGGTATATGGGTCGTAAAAACAAAAGGAGATAACTATGTATGGTAAGAAAAAACCTATGAAGAAAAAGAAAAAGAAAAAAAATAAAAAGAAAAAAATAGTAAGCAAATATTAATTATCAGGAGTATCTACTAGTTAGATGGGAATGTTGGAGGGTTAAAAAATTATGCCATTTAGTAAATATAGTGCAAAGCAAAAAAAATTAGCAAGAGTTGCACCACCTAAAGATAAAATAACAGGTGCAGATTTTAAAGCTATGAAAAAAAGAAAAAAAAGGAAGAAAAAAAAATGAAAAAAGAACTAACTAAAAGACAAAAAACTACTTTAGCAAAACATAAAAAACATCATACTGCTAAACACATGGCTGCCATGAAAAAAGCTATGAGAAGTGGAAAAACTTTTACACAAGCTCATAAAATGGCTATGAAAAAAGTTGGCAGATAAACAATGAAGCAACATATCTTAAAAGCATTAGAGAAAAGATATGAAGCTCAAATTTGTGAAGCTGAAGCAACAATTAAAATATACTTTAATAATAGTGTTGGTATTGGTGAACACCCACAACATATTGATGAAGTAGATAAGTTAGTAGAAAATATTGCTAACGCAGAAGAAAAATTAAAAATAATAAAGGAGTTAGATAATGGCTAAATTATGTGCAAAAGGTAAAGCTGCTGCTAAAAGAAAGTTTAAAGTTTATCCTAGTGCTTATGCTAATATGTATGCTTCAGGTGTATGTTCAGGAAGAATAAAACCTAAAAAGAAAAAGAAAAAAAGATGAGTTTAAGAAGATGGACATCAGAGAAATGGGTGGACATTGCCAATCGTAAAAAAGGTGGTGGCTTTCCTCCATGTGGTAGATCAAAAGGAGAGAAAAGAAAAAATTATCCAAAGTGTGTACCACTAGCAAAAGCTAGATCAATGTCTGCAAGTCAAAGAGCCTCTGCTGTTTCAAGAAAAAAGAAAGCTGAAAGAAAATCCAGAAAAGGCAAAAGACCTACCTATGCCAAAACATAAGAAAGTCTGGAAGAAACCAAAAGTAATAATCATAGACATAGGTAAGTGCAAATATTGTGGTCAAGACATGACCAACCAAGATAGTTTTGTTGCTTTCTATCCCAAAGGTAAAGCTCATTATGAATGTATGCGTAAAGCTGATGATGATAAGACTTATGAAAATGAAGTTAAGAATTAAGTTGTTTAGTAATTTTTTCAACTAACACATACCACTCTTTAGAATATTTTTTATCTTTAGTTTTATTATAAAGATTGGCTAATTCATCTAATCTTGATGTATCTTTATCTCTGATTGTTAAATCATTGAGCCAATCAAACTTTTTATTTGACTGACCCAATGACATGATTGTTATATTATTTCTTCTTTGTTTAATGTTTCTTCAAGCAAAAAAACATCTTTCATCTTATTACCTAAACTACTCATAGAGTTAGGATTAGGATATAAGTTTTCATTCTTGACCTGATTACCTCTGTGTATCTCTGGAAATCTGTCATGGTAAGTTATGCTACTTTCAAATGTTCTTGGATTAAAACCTTCAAAGAAATATGATACTGGTACTTTAAAAAATTCAGATAGTAATAAAAGAATAAAAGCATTTGTTCCATTGCTTCCTTTTTCATATTTCTGAACTTGTTGAAATGTTACACCCAGTACATCAGCAACTTTTGTTTGATTTAGTTTTCTTTCTACTCTTTTGTTTCTTAATTTGATACCAATATGCTTATCAAGTTTTAGTTTATTGGGGTCTTTTTCTTTTGCAGACATAGATAGCCTTCCTTTCTTGTCATTTTTGTTATCGGTTATTTATCTTTCGTAAATAACTTTTGCTTCTTTGTTTTGAGCATCAACAATTCTTCTTACTAATTGTCTGTACTCAACATAATCCTGAATTGTATCAACACATAGTCTGCCATCAATCGTAGCCATGATATTATTATGGCACTTTTGTAGCTTCCCATACAATCTAGGAAGTTCATTGGTTAGGTTCATTCCTATCCTCCTTTTTAATTATAGAATGCTGAAGGCTTTTATTAGTTATCTCTTTAACAACTGCCTTTTCACTAGCATTCCTTTGACCTGCTGCTTTCTCAACAGAATCAAATTCTTCTTCTAAAGTTGCAGAAAATTCGTAGTAATATATTTTTTTACAACTCATAGTAATTGTTGACTTTTAATTTACTAATTTTAGGTTGTTTAGTCAACATATACTTTCGCATGAAAACATTGTCAGACTTTATCAACTTTAATTTTTCAGCATTCTTTAATAGAATACCTACTCTTTGTTTAGTTAAATTTAATGCCTTACCTATTTCATCTAGCTTGGGGAAACAATCATGTTCATCATAATAAACAGCCATAAAATCAATGATTTCTTTAATTCTAGGACTATAAAATATTTTAGTCATTGTCCTCCTTGCTTCTCATTTTTAATAGCATATCTTTTAATAGGTCGTTGTACCCTGAAATATCTTTATGGGTATCAAGTTTGTATATGTCTTTCCCACTACCATCATCAATAGTTCTTGTCAATTTAAGAACAATCATTAGTTGTGGTATGATTGTAATAGGTACTTTAACCTTATATCCATTAATTATTTCTAGTGCTGATTGTAAAAAGTTAGACATGATGTATGCGTTGTTATCAAAACTTCCATATTCTTTTTGTTTCTTCTCTAACATTTGCTTGACCATTTTTTCACCAATGTCTATCCATTTTATATTATCGTCTTTTCCCATATTACTCCTTTAATTTTATTTGCAGATACAACCTATCATTGCACCAGTATTATCATTCATCATGTGTAGATTTAAAGTATCTACATAACCAGTTAATTTAATTCTTAATAAATCACACAAGTCCATACAATCAATCTCATTAAATAACTTTATATCTTCAACCATATTACTTGTGATTGGTATAAGATGATAAAGACCATCATTTAATATTATAAGTTCCATAGTTTAAAAGGGGTGGCAGA